AGATATTGAAGGATTTGAGGGTGGTCATATCTATGCTGCCTCAATGGGTGGTCAGGTAACTGGTCGCCGTGCAGGTCGTATGTCAAAAGAGTTTAACGGATTGATTATACTTGATGATCCGTTAAAGCCGGAAGATGCCTTTAGTGATACCAAGCGCACAGCCGCAAACCGCAAGTTAATTAACACGGTTAAAAGTCGTAAAGCAAAAAGTGACACACCTACTATTTTAGTCATGCAGCGATTGCACAGCCAAGACCCCACGCAATTTATTTTAGATGGAAATATGGGCGGCAAGTGGCGGCACGTCAACATACCAGCATTGATTGATGATGCGTTTATCAAGACGTTACCGCCTAGCATTGCAAAACTGGTGCCAATGGATGCTGAGCGTGACGATAAAGGCCGTCAAAGCTACTGGGCTGCTAAAGAGTCACTGCTATCACTGCTAGAGCTTGAAATGGGCGGTAGTGATAAAGATGGTCAAAAGGTCAGTCGCTACACATTTCACAGCCAATATATGCAAACACCTACCAAATTAGGCGGTGGGTTAATTAAAGCCTCGCACTTTGGTCGCTATACAGTATTACCGCCACTCAAATGGATGGCAATCTTTGCTGATACCGCACAAAAAACCAAAGAGGTTAACGATTACAGTGTGTTTATGGCAGCAGGTGAGGACTATAGAGGCAATCTCGTTATTGTCGATGTACTGCGCGGCAAGTGGGAAGCGCCTGAATTAATCGTTAAAGCAAGCGCATTTATACAAAAGCATAACGACAACAAAGACACGCCTAATCTGCGTTATGTGGCGATTGAGGATAAAGCAAGTGGCACTGGGTTAATACAGACGTTAAAGACTACTAGCCGCATATCAATCAAGGCTGTGCAACGTAATACAGACAAACTTACTCGCTTTATGGATGCACACCCATACATTGAGGATGGCATTGTTTATTTGCCGTTAAATGCTCATTGGGTTGGTGATTTTATCGATGAGGCTGAGGCGTTTAGTGCTGATATGTCGCATGACCATGACGATCAAATAGATCCGCTCATTGACTTAATCAACATTGGCAGACAATCAAAATCCGTATTCGATGTAATCGGCTAAGAGATAATTTATGCTAAATAAAATAATGAACATTGCCGACAGCACACTGGTTAATCTAGTGAGCAAGCTTGGCACCAGTAGAGACAAGGCGAGTCATGACCAGTTTGCTTGGCATGTGCCAAAGTCTGTCTTTGAGCTTGATAACCTATATGAGTCGAACGGCACAGCATCAAAGATTATCGATAAGCCAGTACAAGATATGTTCCGTCAAGGTTATTACTTTGAGGGCATCGCAGGTGAAGACTTACAGAAACTTGATGATGAGATAGACCGCTTAAGTATCGACGTGCATTTAAACAGGGCTATGCGCCTATCACGTCTGCATGGTAAGTCTTATATCTTACTCGCTGCTGACAGTGATATGCCGCTGATAACACCGCTTGGTGACAATGACACGCTTAGCTATATAACCACGTTGTCAGTATCTCAGTTGGCAGCAGGTAGCGAGATGCGTCCAGCATCAGAGGCAAATGGCTATTATGACAAGCCCGTCTATTACCGCTTGCAAAAGAGTATGGGTGGTACAGCAGGTAGCATTGTTCACCACAGCCGCATTATTGAGGTGGTATGGGGTGATGGTAAAAGCGTGATGGAGAAGATACACGATGAGCTATTACGCTTTGCTAGTGTTAATGCTAACGCTGCGTCACTCGTACATGAGGCTAAGATTGATATTATCAAAACGCCTGATTTAGCCAATCAGATTCAAAATAATACTGACTCAATACTCAAGCGCTTTGCTTTGGTGGGAATGCTAAAGGGCAACAACGGCACTGTACTACTAGATAAGGATGAAGATTATCAAAGTAAGACTTATAACTTTAGTGGCCTGCCTGATTTAATGCAGGAGTTTTCTGTTCAATTAGCGTCTGTGGCTGATATACCTTATACGGTTCTATTTGGTCGCTCACCTGCTGGAATGAACGCCACTGGTGAACATGACCTAAAGAACTATTACGACGTTGTAGGCAGCTACCAGAGAGATTATGAGCGCCCTGTGCTTAGACGACTGATTAATATTATAAGTAATTACTTATTGCCAAAAGGTGTTAATCCTAAGCTCGTGTTTAGCCCACTATGGCAGGTCGATGAAAAAACGCTGAGTGAGATTGAGAAAAACAACGCTGAACGCGACGAGAGGTATCTAAACCTAGGTATTGTCACAGAGGCTCAGACTGCCAAGCAATTAGTCGAGCAAGGCACCTACACTGTGATTGATGACGATCACATTAAATTGCTCGACGGCTTAAATATGGAGTTAGATGATGCTGAACCAACTGACACCACTAATACAGCAGCAGAGTAAATCTAGACGAGGGCGTAAAGCCAAAGCAAGACCCGTGCGCCCATCGCGTAAGCTTGAATTAGACTACACAAGGGCGTTGCTGGCTATCGTTGATGATATGCACGCTGAGACAGTAAAGGCGCTCATGCCGATAGCTAAGCAAGCGCCTAGAATTGGTGATAGCAAGCGCATAGTGAATGATGGCTTATTCAGTGACTTCAAATCTGCATTTAGTAAGACAGCTAATACGGTCAAAGCTAAAGTTTCAGGCATTGCTAACACATTAGCCAGCACCATCGTCAGTAAGCAAAAGACAGCATCTGATAGTCAGCTGTCAGATATGCTACTAAAACAGACAGGCATAGACTTTAGCGGATTGATGAAGGATAGCGACTTACAAGAGGCTATTGATGAAGCGGTAGCGGCTAACGTGGCGCTGATTAACTCAATACCGCAGCAATACTTAGACAGAGTAGAACAGGCTGTTATGGCGAGCTTACAAGCAGGTACGCTTAACGCTACTTTGGCTGATGAGCTGACCAAGATTGAGGGTGTGACACAGAATAGAGCAAGGCTGATAGCGCGTGACCAGTTAGGCAAGATTAATAGCCGACTATCACAGGTTAGGCAGCAAGCACTTGGGATTACTCACTATACATGGTCAACGAGTCTCGATGAGCGAGTACGCAAGAAGCATGATAACCGTGAAGGTGACATGATAGCGTGGGATAATCCACCGCCTGACGGTCACCCCGGACAACCTATTCAATGTCGATGCACTGCTATTCCTTACACAGCGCACTTAACAGGTGGGCTAAGTGTTGAGGAAGCTATGGGGTTAACATGAATAAACGAACGAAGATACTGAGAGCCATCGTGCTGCTGATAGACATAGCACTGGTCACGTACTCGGAACGACGAAAGAATAAATGATATTAACAGCCGCCTAAATGGGCGGTTTTTTTAATGGGTGATTATTATGAGTTTGACGCAAGCGATATTCAAAGATGCGCCTGATTGGGTTAAGAGTGCAGCCGTTGATAGTGATGGCACTGCTGTTTGGCACTTAAAAAGCAAAAGTTTTTTACTCCTTCGTATATTTTGTGAAAAACCAATGTTCAAGCGAGGCCCTAGTGACAAGGTTGTTGGTTCGGGTTATGACGCTAAAGATTGGCATAAAAGTGCAATAAATAGGATGAACTATGAAAATCAAAACTAATCAGGTCATCGACTTAAAACCGACGAGCCGAATACGCACGCCGCAAGGATTTATGATTTGCAAAGACGTAACGCTAGCTAAGCCGATGGTCAAAGAGTATTACGCGGGTGAGCTTGGCATTGTCGATGGTTTTGAGCCAACTGACATTATCAATATCTACACGCCGCCTGATGTGTTGTTTAGCCAGTCAGTCATTGACGGATTTACGGCATCTGATGTGGCTATGATGCACCCAAAAGGCAATCAGCTTAATAGTGATAACTACAAAGAGCATGTGATTGGTACGGCTAAGAATGTGCGAGCTGAGAACAGCTATCTTATTGCTGATTTAACCATCAAGGATAAGTGGGCGATTGAAGCAATCGAATATGACGATGTTAAACAGATATCTTTAGGTTATGCCGCTGAGCTAGACATGACGGCAGGTACGACTGAGGCAGGGCAAGAATACCACGGACAATGGGTAGGTATGGTTGCTGACCACGTTGCGGTTGTACGTGAGGGCAGGTGCGGTGATGACTGCAAAATTGGTGATAGACAAACTGTAATTAAATCAGAGGCAAAGAGTATGAAAGTTAAAATCGGAAAGCTGGAGTTTGATGTGGGCGATAACGACACGCTGGCTCAAGCAATTAACGCGCAAAGCCAAGAGCTTGATTCGCTAAAAACTGGTGAGCTGAAAGTTGGCGATCAGAAATTCAATTTATCTGAGCTGACAGCGACACAAGCAACGATTGATAAGTTAGTAGGCGATAACAAGTCGCTATCAGATGCTAACAAAGAGCTGAGCGAAAAACAAACCACGCCTGAGCAAATCGAAGCATTGGTCGCTGACCGTGTGGCTACTATTGCGGATGCACAAAAGATTGATGGTACGTTCATCACTGACGGTAAGTCCGTTGAGCAAATCAAGCGTGAAGTCGTTGCATCTAAAGCGGATAACGTACTGGTCAAGTCTATTGTTGGCGACAGTGTAGCTGATGCTGAGCAAATAATGATTGATGCTACGTTCAAAGCACTGCTAGCTACTGCTGATAGCAAACCGCCTGTAAATGCTGCTGATGCGGCTCTGAATGGCTTAAATAATACAAACGTGGGTGATGCGGATAAAAACCAAGCGCCTAGCAAGTCTGATATGTGGAAGGGGAATAAATAATGTTGAATCCATTACTAAAAGGCGATGATGCCATCGCTGTTGCAGGTATGCGCGTCAAATCAATGCTAGAAGAAGTATTAAGTTTGCCATTAATGGTTGACCCTGCTTATCAAGTGGTTGATGGTTCGGTTATCTATCTGACTGCTGACAAGAAAGGCTGTACCACGACTCAGAATGTTGGCGCTGGTTATGTCGGTATCGTCGTATTAAACGGCTTGATTGACAGCTACAAGAAAGGCGATGTTGTGCCAGTCATGGTTAAAGGTAAGATTTGGTCGCCATCTGTGGTCGCAATTACCGACTTAACCACTGTTGTTGGCGCTAATGCTACTGGACAAATCACCGCTACGACTACAGCAATCGGTGGCGTTCGCTTTGGTGGCACGTCAGTTGGCAGTCAAAACCTAACAATTATTGAAGTATTGGGAGTTTAATATGGATAAGTTACAACAAATGCGACTACGCTTAATGCCAGTTGCAGATCACATCAAAGCTAAAGTAGGCGATGCGTTTAATATGGAAACGCTAGCACGATTAATGGTGAATGTTGAGTCAATCAACGGTATGACACCGCAAATGGCTGAATTGATGGAGTATGCAAAATATATTCCAGTCAATAACAATATTAATGCTGTGGTTGGTACATCACACAACTTGCAACGTAAGCAGGGCGTAGGTGAAGGTAAGGCGTTTAGCGGTACTGGTATGGATATTCCATTGGCCGAAAGCGTCTATGACTCGGTATCATTGGCAACCAAAATGGGTGTTGCTGGTTATCAATACTCTATCCATGAGATTGCAACTGCACTAGCAATGGGTATCACGCTTGAAGCTGATAAGATTGCAGCAGCTCAAATGGCGTTTGAACGTCACATGAGTAAAGTAGCTTGGATTGGTGAAGCGGAGACGGGCTTGAAAGGTTTTTATAACCAAGATGGCGTTGCTGTTACGTCTAAGACTATCAACTTTGCCACCGCGCCAGTTGTTGATATCTTAGACTTGTTCAACACGATTATCTATGATGATATTGATGCGTCCGAGTTTGACAGTGATGTAGCAATCAACACGCTAATCCTGCCAACGTCAGTAGCTCGCACTCTAGCAGGTCGTACCGTATCGGCTACCAATGAGACACCGCTTATCAAGTACATTCGTGAGAATAACGAATCAGCACTTGAAGGCCGTACTCTTGAAATCACAGCCAACCGTCGTGGTAATGGCATGGGTGATGCTGATTCTGACCGTATTGTTTCGTACAATCGTGATCCGAACAGCATTGAGATGCGTATTCCGCAAGAGCTACAGTTTGAACCTGCGCAAGCAACAGGCATGGATATCCTTGTTCCAGGCTCTTATATGTATCAGGGCGTATGGCTGAAACGTGTTGACTCAATGCGTTACTACGATACAGCTATTTAAGAAAAGCGGTAATCAAGCGTCTAATAGGCGCTTTTTTATTGCCCTAAATTTATTGCGGAGAATAAGAATGAAAGTTAAATACACAGGTAACAATATATCAATGCGAGTTACTGGAATCTTGTTCCGTAAAGGCGCTGAGGTTGATTTAAATGAAGGGCAAGCCAAAGAGTTGAAGGCCGACCGATTCGGCAAGCACTTTCTAGGCAATGGGACTCTAGTTGAAGCACAAAGTGATGTCGATGATGTTGATGCGCCTGAGTCTAAATTAGTTACCGACATGAAAGTCGAAGAGCTTGAGAAGTACATTACCGAAAATGGCGGTGAATTCGCAAGTACCGATAACAAGCCTGAGCTTTTAATTATCGCTCAAGCCATAGAGGATGCCAACAATGCCAAAGATTAAATACGTAGGCGCACATGACAGCTATACCGTAGCGGATATCGCTTTTAAAAAAGGTGAAGCCATTGAGCTTGCGGATGACCAAGTAGCAAAGATTAAGGCCAACGGTGTTGGTGCTAAATTGTTTGCACAAGGCGATTTGGTGGTTGATAAAGCTGCCACTAAAACCGTGGTCAATCCTGATCTGACGCCAGCGCCTAAAGCTACTGATAAAACTGACGCCAAAGCAGACGCTAAAGATAAGTCATGATTGTTACATCGACTGTCACTCGAGATAATGGGCTTCTTGACCGAATTAGGTCAGTTGCTCGTAACGCCACAGCTAAGATTGAGGTTGGTTATTTTGGCAATCAAATGCACAAGCCGTCAATTACAGGTGGCTCAACCGGTCAGGCTAGAAGCAGTATATCAATAAAAGACTTGGCTGCTATTCATGAGTTAGGTTTGGGTGTGCCTAAACGTCCGTTTGTTGCTCCTGCTTTAAAGAAAAACCGATCCAATTACATCAAGTATGTGGGCAGGCAGATAACGCCAATTATTAGGCGTAGGCAGTCGATGAACGCAACATGGCAGACAGTTGGTGTGATGGCGGTAGCTGACATACAGAAATATATGGTCACAGCTCAATTTACACCACTTGCGCCATCAACCATCAAACGTAAAGGCTCAAGCAAACCGTTGATTGATACCGGACAGATGCGACAAGCAATAACATATAGGGTGAAATAATGATTACTAGAGACGATTTAGTAAATAGATACGGCGAAGACGACATCGCAGGTCTTGAACGTAACATTAAAGACCCTGATGCGACTGCTACGCGCATAGCTGATGCCACGCGATACATCAACAGCTATGTGTCCGACTACCTGCCACTTGCCACGGTGCCAAGCTCTTTAAAAGATGCTTGTGCGCTTATTACTCGATACAAGCTATTCAAAAACAAGCGTCCCGACGATGTTAATGAGGATTATAAAAACCTTGTTGTTTGGCTGGAAAAAGTGGCAGCTGGAAAGCTATCGCTGGTCGATGATGACGGCAATAAGATTGACACCAAGGACGACTTTTACGATGACAGCTTTAGATCGGGGGCGATGGTCGTATGAGCGAATTACAGTATTTTGCTGTTGAACCATTACTGGTTGAGCACATAAAGGCCAGTGTTGAAGGGCTTATCGAAGTTGATACGCCTTTTAGCATTGAGTCCATGCTTGACAATAGCAACAATGCACCATCGGTCAGCATCATTTGGTATGGTGAACGATTTAGCGAGCAGGTAGGGCGTGACAATCGCACCAAGTCAATTCAATACGACCAGTGGTTGATTGTCTTAAAAGTCAGAGACACCGAGTCACAATCAACAGACACGCAGAGTATTAGAGTTTTAGCCGACCCATTCATTATGCAGCTACACGATTGTATGATGGATTTTAACCCGACGTTGAAAGGCTATGGTCGATTTGACAAAACAGCATCACCAGTTACGAGTGGCAGCGATAGCGGCTTTGCTTACTTCCCATTTATGTTTGAAATTTTACGCAAAATCTAATAGAGGTCTATACCAATGGCTACAAGAAACGAGCATTTTAAATCGCTGCAAGGCTCATTAATGATTGCACGCATCGTCGATGGTAAACGAACTACCATTCGTGAACTAGGCAACCAAACGTCAGTTGAGCTTAGCGTTTCCACTGAGAGCACTACGATTAAAGAAACTAAGACCGGTAAACGTGCCGACGCTAGAATCTTAACGACAGGTCGCACTGTTGAACTGAGCGCAACGACTAATGAGCTTGTACCGGCCGATGTTGCACTGGCATTTGGCGCTGAGCTAATCACTAAAGGTACGAATACGGTGGTTGATGAAGTTGTTGCCACAGCCTTAGCTGGTGAGTCGGTCAAGCTAAATGGTGTTAATGTATCGGAATTAGTTATTACTGATAGCGCAGCGACACCAGTACCATTGGTCTCAGGTGTTAACTACACACTAGATGCCGATTATGGTGTTGTAACCCTTAAAGACACAGCAACTTTTACAGCCCCATTCACCGCCAGTTACACAGAAGGCGAAATCACGGTATCTGAGTTCTTCTCGATGCCAGATAATGCTGAATATTACGTATTTTTCAAGGGTGTTGATGCGTTTGGTGGTGACCCAATGTCGTTTGAATTGTATCGTTACAGCCCTAAAACTGATAACTCAATGCAATTTATTAATGAAGAAGTTGGTGAGCTGACGTTTGGCGGTACAGCACTTATCGTCCAAGACCAAGTGCAGTCAGATGGTAGCCTGCTAGATGGTTACGGTCGTATTATCAATATCATCAAAACAGTTTAAGGATAGCTCATGGACACCAAGCTCACTAATATAGCTACTAGCCTTGTCATTGAGCTTGACGATGAGCTATACCCCAGCGATGAGCATGAGTGGTCGTCGCTGGTATCAAGCACCAAGTACGCATTAGACGGTACTATGATTGTCGAGCAGTCAATGAGGCAAGCAGGTAAGCCTTACACTATGCAAGCGCCTAGTGATATGGGATATCTGACACGTAGTACGGTCAATGCGCTCAAAGCTGAGCGTGACAAATTAGGTGCGACCTTTTGGCTTGATTACCGAGCCGATGGCGCAGTTAAGCGTGTAAAAGTCATGTTTGATACGGCAGGCGAGGCTATCAATGCAAAGCCGGTCAAAGAGTTTATCAGTCCATCACTGGACGACCTATTCATTGTAACACTTAGATTCTTAGAGATACCGAGCGTGTAAAATGGTATGATTGGCTATAATTTACAAGGAGTTATAACCATGAGTGATGACTACCAAAAACCAAAAACACGCGATATAAAGGGCTTAAATTTCAAGCTGACGTGTAGTGAAAGTCCTGAGCAATACGATGTATTCAAGGGCGACACCCAAGTCGCTTACGTGCGCCTACGACATGGCTGGCTATATGTATCAGATCCTAGTATGGATGATATATGGTGGCAAATTGACGACACGTACGATGCAGAGGTGAGACTACAAAGTGACGGTATATTTGAGAATGCAACCGAACGCGAGTATTTTTTAAACAAGATAGCTGATGTGGTTGTTGAGCGAGGTGCGCTATGAGTGATAATAAAGACGGCTTTGAAATTGGTGATTTAAGCGTTGATGTCGATAGGGATGGCAGTTCTATTTGGTTTGCGCCTATAGGCGACCCATACGAAACAGCAGTTCTTGGCATAAAAGACCTAAACGAGTTTTACGAAAAACTAGGTGAAATAGTTGAGCATGTGAATAGCAATAAATAAAACCCTAACAAGCAAAACCACAGCCCACTCATCGTAGTGGGTTTTTTAATGCCTAAAATTTGACGGATGACGACATGGCAATTACTCAAAACGATTTAGAGATTTTAAAGTCTGAGATTATGGCTGATACCGATGATGGCGGTGGACTGCCAACAGGTGTTGCTGTCATCGATGGCGTATCTAACAACCTATTCCCTGATGTATCTGATATTGACCGATTATTAGGTCGTGTGCGTCTGCGTAAAGTATCACTAGCAGTTAAGACGGCCAATGCTGAGCTATTGCAAGCCACGCGTATGCTATTTACTGAGCTGCCGGACAATCCTAATATCAGCGTGTTTGCGTTTAAGGCAACGAGCTTTGCTGATAGACGTGCCGATGCTCAAAACAAAATTGAAAGTTATTTAGCGTTTGGCACTAAATGGGCAGGACATTTATTGGAGACTCAGTTAGCAGGACAGCGCGTTATTCAAATCTCATTAGATGCAAAAGATCAGATTCCGGCAGTCGGTCAACCGCTTGTGTTAGTCCAAAACGAAGGCCAGTCTGACGAGTATTATCAGTACCTCAGACCGCTTAAAGTTGACACGATAGAGCGTCGCTTTCAAAAGTCTGCAAGCGAGACAGTAACGCGCGTCGTTGCTACGATTGAGTTTGGCGACACCCTAAACGAGTCATTCAGTGGTTTGACAGTACCAGAGTTTTACCAAAACGCATCAACAACTAGACGCGCTATCTTGCGCGAAGCTCGTATTGCTGATGCTGCTAAGTATTACAGCGCATCACGTCTAGCTGAGCCAGTAGTAGCTATGCAATCGCGTCAAGTACGTCTTAACTCTATTTACACGCAAGTCGTGCCAAGTACGCTGGTTGAGGCATATATTTTACAGCGCGACCCTGCGAACCAAGTTGCTACTCAGGCGCGTGGTGATGGTGTGATTACTATTAATCAATCGGTCAATGTCGCGACTAATACAGCCTTTAGTTTACCAAGCGGTATCGCTGTCGGTACGCTTAGCTTGTCAGTAAGTGGTACAAATTTGACGGATAGAGATGGCGAGCTAGTCAACTCAAACGGCACGGCTTACGCATCTATCAAGTATGGCGTTGGTCAAATCACTTGGTATGACCGCATCAACACTGGGCAGCAGACAGTTACTGGATCATACAAACCCGCATCTGAATTTACTCGCGTGGCGCAGACCGATTATCAAATTGTGGATGATAATGCCGGCTATAACTATGTGCGCGAGCTTGGTGCTGAACCAGTACCTAATAGCCTTAAAATTACTTACACAGTACAGGGCAATAACTACCTAGTACATGACGATGGTCGCGGCAATCTAGTTGAGGATGACGGTGATGGTCGCGGTACAGTGCAGGGCAAGACCGTATTGCTTACGACTGCTGCTATCCCTGACGCTGCCAGTTATATTATTTACTCGTTTGGCGTTGATTTGAGTACGGTTAAGTATGGCAATCAAGTGTTGCCCGCTGCTTATCACGTTATCAATGTAGCAGACAAAGTAAGTGGCGCTATAACCGTAACGTGGGGTGATAAAACAGCAACCGTTACAAATGGTGTTGTTAGTGGTGATGCAACAGGTACGTTTATTGATGGTCGATTAAGTCTTGCGCCAAATTTGACAGTAGCAAAAGATACAGCGTTCAATTTGTCTTATCAGCGTATTTTAGCAGCCAATGTTTTAACGACAAAATACAAAGACTCACCAGATATTAGCAACGGAATTTATGAAAAAACGATTACTTTTGACCAATCGGTTACTGGTGTCGAGTTTAGCCTAGTGATAGGTAGAGATGATATAAGTTATGCAGGTCATATCAATATCATACTGAGTGACAACGGATCATCATTAAAAATAGATAATGTTTTATATCCCGCTTATTCCGACAAGTTGCTTTATTCGGGAAATACGGCCACTCGTAGTAGTGATTTTATCTGGAAGCCTTTTAACGGTCTAGTCGCGCAAAAATGGAATGTCGAGCTATTGAGCAGTACGCTTAATAAATCGGCAGGTACAGCGAGCTTTAAAGTCAAAGTATCAAAACAAGTTAGCGGTGTCGATGTTATAGCACGCACTGGTACATCGCCTGTCTTTAAGATCACTCAAAAAACCGAGCCGTTTAAAATTGGCAGTGTTGATTTTTTAGCCAAGTCTGTAACAGCACCTACAACAGAGGCAGCCACTACCGCAGGACAAGCAATCAACCTTAACCTAGCACTGCCACAAAATGCTTTAGCGCCTGTCGTCAATGGGTCGGTGTTTGTTGATGCGATAGGTGTTAGTTTAAAAGATGTCAGCGGAAAAATGTATTCAGGTAGCACTCAGGTTGGTTTAATTGACTACTTATCGGGCGCGGTAACGCTGACAACATGGCAAGCAGGGCAGCAAAATACAGTAACGCTTAAATCAATGCTACGTGAAAACGACCCAGTACCGCTTACTAACTTGATTTTTAGAACACCAGTTGCACCACTTAAAGAAGCTTCGTTGCAGATCAGCGCAGAGCTTGCGGATGGTACGGTTATATCGCTATCAACTGACGAGCAAGGCAACATTACAGGTCATAGTTTTGCACATGGTACTGTTGATTTTAAAGCAGGTGTGGTTGCTTTGTACTTCTACGAGCGACTAGGTGTAACAGCCAATCCTAGTGTGGTTAATGAGCCATGGTATGACGCTAATAATATCTACACGTTATCAACGTCAGATAATACGCAATATATCAATCGTCCAGTTTATGTAAAGCCCGACAGCATACGCTACAACGCGATTGCTTATAGTTATCTACCGCTTGATAAAGAGCTTATCGGACTTGATCCGGTGCGCTTGCCGACAGATGGTCGTGTGCCATTTGTGCGTAAAGGTGACAGTATCGCTATCACTGAGCTTAAGACGATGCAGCTACCAACTAATGCGCCAAATGATACGTTTGATTTAGGCTTTGAGCGATTGTCGGATGTAAATGTGGTTGATGCTAATGACTTAAAAGTTGATACAGATTATCTCGATATTGACTTAGATGCAGGTACTTTGACACTCAACGGCATGTTTGATATGTCGTTTTATACCGCACCATTAACTGCTAAATATCGCATTATGGATATTGCGCTAGTCATTGAGACGGACATATCAGGTCGTGTGACGCTATCAACGGTTATCACGCATGATTACAGCACAGCAGCGGTCTTTAGCTCGATGCTACTCGCAGGTGATATGCAAGCGCGCGCATATAACGTGTTTGGTCAAAAATCATGGGGCAGCGTTTGGAGTGACATATTAATTGGGGATGCTACAACATCGCAGTTGCAAGTAACTAATAACCCGATTGTGGTTACTAATCGTGATGCGATTGAGGAGCGATGGGCGCTAGTGTTTACCAGTGCAACATCGTTCCGCATTATCGGTGAAACAGTAGGTGAGATTGGTACAGGATCAACGACCACACTAACAGCGCCTATCAACCCAATGACAGGTTATGCGTATTTTACGATTCCGCAAGGCGCGTGGGGTATAGGTTGGGCGGCTAATAACGTGGTGCGTATCAATACGGCAGCGGCTAAATACCCGATTTGGATTGGTAATGCTATTCAGCAGCACACAGGTAGCAGCGCTGATAATTACGACTTTACGATTGGCTATCATGCCAACATTGATAGAGAGAGGACTGCGTAATGGAGTTATCAGTTGATGCAAAAAACGCAGCATTACAGGGCATTGCCGACAAGCTTAATATTGGTACTAACTCAGTGCTCTCTATCTACGTGGGCGCAACTTTAGCCGCTGAAATTGCGTTGCTCAATCCAGTACAAGCGTCAATTGCTAATGCTGTCATGACGTTTACAGTACCGCCAAAGGTGCTAGCAATAGCATCAGGTGTACCAACAGATGCAAAGATGCTAGATGCTAGCGGCACTCTAATCGCTACGCTTGATGTAGCGACAGAGCTAACCCTTGATAAGGCGCAAGTCTATCAAGGCGGCTATGTAACACTGACAGCGCTAACAATGGGTATCTGATATGGCAACAATAAACGGTAGGGTGAAGCGATTTAACGGCACAGCCATTGATTATGTGCTGTTATTCTCTTGGAAAACAGGTAAGTGCTTAGGTAAGGCGATACCAAACGCAGCGGGCAACTGGTCGTTTGAATATGATACCAACTTAATAGTCGGTATCACATATGTGGCAAGCGGCTGCGAACCTATCACACATGGCCCATACGAATTTGTACTAAATAAATAAGGATAATTATGAGTTTTTTAAATCCAGTTAATGAGCCAGTGTTACGATTTAGCAGTACTGATCCCGATGCCCCGCAGATTAACTACGCAGCGCGTGTCGCTGGGGATGTTAAAACAGTGCTAAAGGCCTGTCTAGTCACTGGTTATGGCGATAAAGCAAGTGCAGGGTGGACAGCTATAAACGAGGTAGGTAATGTTATCGAGTTTGTTAGCCCAAACGTAGATATGAGTTATTACAGATTGTGCGTTGATGACAATAGCACTGCCAGCACCACTTGGTATCACCGATACCAAGATACTAGGATTAATCCCACTCGCAACTCGCCAACCAAAACATTTGGCGCCATAAATAACACCCATGCATCAAACGGATGGACTCTCATTGTTACTGATTTGGGTTTTTATTTTATTGAGCATGTTTATGGTACTTACACATCAGGATTGTCATCTCGAATAACATACTTCGGACAAATAAAGCTAGCTATTAATTCTCAAACAAACCTATGTTTTTTTAATATAGGGCATAGCGGTCAGGTTTCTATTATTAATCTTTATAGCAACTCTTACGGTGCTTATTATCACTTACCTGTTGGCAATGTCAGACCAACCACTATTGCCACTCACGATGTTCGTGATTCCAGCTTAAACACGCAGCGGCAACCTAGTCTTATCGAGGTGCTTACTGACGTTTTTGCGCTTCAAGGTGATGTTAGGATCGTGGGTAAGCACGCAGGGATAATGAGCCGTATAGATGCTAGCTCAACTGCAAGTGATATGTACGGAGTTAGCACTATTCTCAATGACAACGGCAGACCGATGTTAAAAATAATGGCAGGAAATGGAGATAACAGCTCTTATGCTGTTTGGCAGGCTCAGGGCTTTAATATAGCACTAGATTATTGGGAGTATTGATATGCAGGTAATAACAAAGACGTATGCCTCATTAGCTCTATCTTATAGCGGATATATAGCAGGAACTAACGACGGTATTGTTACAGTTAAAGGCAAGCCTGCTTCTCGAAAAATATGGTTACTTAGTGCTAAAAATCTAGGTGTCGAGCAAACCGTAACATCATTATCAAATGGTCATTATGCTTTTTTTGGACTTAACCCCGATAACGAATATCTTGTCATGGTGCGTGACTACAAAAAAGAGTTTGAGCCGTTTGCATGGGATTACGTAAAACCTGCTGACGACTTGACGATTGATGAGCAGCAAGCCATGTGGGCAGCATTTACAGCTAAATAAGGCGGATATATGGCAAGCTCATTACAATTACGGCTTGAGCGTGCTATTAGTGCTAATCGCTTATCTAATGCGCTAGAGCTACCGCTTGACCGTAAATTAGGCGACTTATCGCGTTACACCTACGTTTATGCTGATGCTTTACCGCTACGCATGGAGCGCAGGATTAGTGAGCAGCCAGCGCCAAACGCATTATATCTAGCTCTCAGTCAGCCGCTTGGTACACTTGCGCCAGTGCTGTATGTGACAGCAAACGCGCTACCGTTGCCGTTGTCTGTGCTGATTAGCGATCAGCCGCCTAGCAACGCGCTGCCGCTTGGGTTGACGCGCAAATTAGGCACAGTATCGGGTGGTTATATACCGCCTGTTATACCGCCTATCAATAACGATACTAGCGTAGCAGTCACAGCGATAGCAGATATAACACCCATTGCATCAGCTAGCATTACCGCTGACCAGCTAATAGTTAATATAGCAATAGTCGCCAAGGCGGAGTTAACGCCTACTGCTAGCGCTGTTGCTAGTTATGACGCTAACAATCCACGCCTTGCGATGCTCGACGTGTCTAGCGATATGCAAGACGCTAAATTGCAAGGTATTGACAAGCGCGGTCAATTTGAGGATAACGAGCGCTTAACGACTGATACCGCCATAGATTGGCAACAATCACAGTTAATTGGTACGGACAAACAAGCGCAGTTTGAGAGCAATAAACAGCTACAGACTGACAGCAAGCTAGTTTTTGAGCAACCAAAGTTAATCGCAGATAGCAGCAATCAAAGCGCTGAGTATCAGACGTTTATCGCTAGCAAAAACACGCTGAAAAATGAAACCGCTAAGCGTGTCACTCACAGCAATTACTACAGCTTTGAAGCTATGGCTAAGCGCCAAATCGAACACGCAATACATGGCGAAAATGGCGTATTAGTTACTGATACATTTAGCACGTTTAACGAATACAGTTATTTAATCGGGCAGCGCAAAGAGTCGAGGCAAGAGTTTGCGAGATTGCCGTTTAGTAAGTTGCGCTATGTGCCGCCACCGCTATCACAGACCGTTATCCTTAAAGAGCAGATCATTGAGGGCTGGGAGTGTGGCAGCGGCGCATTACGTCACTATGTTTATAATGACGAATTGCCATTACCAATGCACAGACGTATCGCTGATAGGGGCGCATCTAGTAGCTTAGCAATGACGATGGATAGACCGCGCGGCATCTTAACGCTGCCCGCTATTGATGCTAATGCACTACCCACTTATCCGTGTAAGCGCAAAACATTAGCGGTTAATCCTACGCTCGATGTAACGATGTGTCAGCCCAAAGTGTTTGGCAAAGCGTCAGGCGTATCTATCAGTAATCAAGCGACACTTAACACTATTGCATATCTACAGTTAAACATTAGTGATAAAAACGATGCTTACGGTCAAGGAGTCATATTTGTGACAAACAGTGTGTCATTAAATCGCTCAGATGATGGGCGTGAGATTAAGCTACTAGGCTTTAGTGTCGGCATTGATAGCAATAGCTATACATGGGCATTTAGCGCAACTGTGCCTATATCTGAGCTATCAAAAGTCGATACGGCATACGAGCAGCAAATAGGCGTAGAGTTTACGTGTAACGGCAATCTGTGGCGCTTTATCTTAGATAGTTGTGATGACAGTATCTCGTTTGGTGAAAGCTCGCTAACAATCAAGGGTAAGTCACGAGCTATGCTGTTAGCTAATCCTTATGCAGCTCAACGTGGCTTTAAGTTTGACACTGGTATGAGTGCAAGACAAATAGCAGAAAGCGAGCTAAACCGAAATGGCGTACCGTCAGGCTTTACGCTAGATTGGCAATTAGCAGGTGTCAATGGCTGGAATATACCAGCCAACAGCTACAGCTACTCAAACAAAACGCCTATTAACTCATTGCAGTGGATAGCGGAGGCAGCAGGTGGCTTTATCAATGCTCACATGAGTGCTGACATAATGCACGTACTCGCACATTATCCGATACCAAGTTGGGAGTGGGCCGCGCAAACGCCTAGCATTAACTTGACGCAATCATTAATCACCAGTCGCAGTCGGGGCCGTATCAATAAACCTGCCTACAATGGGGTGACTATCTATGGTGAGAACGATAACGGCATAGGTGCTTTGATTAAACGCAGAGGCACAAGCGGCGGTTATCAGCCGCCAATGGTCACTAGCGACTTAATAACCGACCAAGATGCTGCCATTAGTCGAGGTAAGATGATATTGAGCGACACGGGCGATATCGGTAACATCGGTATCTCAATGCCATTACATGCTGATATTGGCGTGTTAAAGCCGTCAACGCTTATTGGTGTTAATGATGGTGAGTCATGGGTAGGCATGGTCAGAGGTACGACTATCACAGGTCGCCTATCTAGCAATCGTGCATTAGAGATTGACCAGAGTATTGATGTTGAGCGTCATTTTGATAAGGAGATTGTCTAATGGCTAGCGGTAACTTATGGGCGCTATTCAAAGGCGTGACAGAGCAGGGTGCAAAACAGCTTGCGACTGTCATTGATCGTAATGGCTCAAACTATACCGTCACTATGCAGGGTGGCGGTAACACGGTGGTGCAATCAAGTGCGGCTTACGAGGTTAATGATAAGGTTTTCATTCGTGATGGGCAGATAGTCAGTGACGCGCCTAATCTGCCCTTTGTTGAGATTGAGGTTTGATTGTATTGCTCAAATCTCACTAATCGGTTAAAGTTGGGTAAATACAACTTTGTTGGGTGTTGAGTGATGAAAAAGCTATTCGTGGTAGGCTTGGCGTTGATAATTAGCGGATGCGGTGGTGGTTACGATAGTTTACCACCACAAGTGAGTAATGGCGCTGGTGGAACAATTGGTGCTGGCGGTACGATAGGATCTGGTGGATCTAAAAATGATGGCAACTGGAAGTACGGTAGCACAAGTAATGCTGAAGGCGTGTTTTCGTTAACTGCTAGAATAGATGCCACTAACACCTACACCGTTCCGCAATTTCCGAACCTCAACCAACGGTCGTGGATCGAGTTAGAAAAACGAAAAATGGCAGTAGGCATAATATCAAAAAGATTCACGATCTTCGCACCTGAAGAGGTTAAATGCACGCCAAGTTGTCAAATAAGAATTAAATTTAACGGTGGAATATCCTCTTATAATTTCTTACAAAGAGTTGATGGTGTATTGACGCCAGCCAGTGACCAGTTAGCTGCTGAATTGTTTGATAAAAC